TTGACGCTTTACCTGCTGCTTTGTACGGAAAAGAAGATTTAGTTCTTTATGTTTCTAACAACATTTATAGAGCTTACGTTCGTGCATTGGGTGGTTTTGCTGCTGCTGGAGTAGGTGCTAACGGTTACGAAAACAAAGGAACTAATCAAGTATTGAATGACTTGTATTTTGATGGAGTTAAGATTTTCTTAGCTAACGGACTTGCTTCAAACACTGCTTTGCTTTCTCAAACTTCAAACTTGTATTTTGCTACTGGTTTGATGAATGATATGAACGAAGTTAAAGTTTTGGATATGGGTGACATCGACGGTTCTCAAAACGTACGAGTAGTTATGCGATTTACTGCTGATGCTAAGTATGGTTTTGCTTCTGATGTTGTTACTTACGGTATCGTAAATTCAGCTAACTAATCAAACTAACAATAATCGAGGGTGGTGAAATATACGCCACCCTTTTTTGTTTAACATTAAAAAATAAAAAGACATGAGCTGTGATATAGCAAACGGAAGATTAGAAGCGTGTAAAGATGCGATTTCAGGACTTCTAAACATTTACTTCATCAATTATGGTGATTTACAATTAGAGAATATTACTTATGGTACTTCAGGCAATTCAGATGTAATTGAAGCGTGGGTTCCAGATGCACAATTATCGTTGTATAAATACGAATTGAAAGGCGCAAATGGTTTTGAGCAAACTATTCAAACGTCAAGAGACAACGGAACAACTTTCTTTGAGCAAGTATTGACTGCGCAATTGAAAAAACAAGATATTGCTACACATAAGAATGTTAAATTGTTGGCTTACGGACGACCAAGAATCGTTGTTGAAACAAGAGACCACCAATTCTTTTTAGCAGGACTTGAGCAAGGTTGCGACGTTACTGCTGGAACTGTATCTTCAGGAACTGCAATGGGAGATTTTAACGGATATAACCTTACATTTACAGGAATGGAGCGTATCCCTGCTAACTTCTTGGATTGTACTAATGAAAGTGAATTAGCTGCTATCTTCAATGATACTGCTAATGATGCTATAATTGTTACTAATTAATATTGCCTTTCCATAAATAGGTTTAAGACCCTGCCTTTTTAGGTGGGGTTTTTTATTTAAGAAACAATTTGAAGTGTTTTAAGTTAATAAAGTATGATAGTTTTAACTACTTCAACAAATGCGCAAACATTCGCTTTAATTCCGCGAAATGCAGACTTCGATACTGTTGAAATAACGGACGACCAAACAAACGAAACAACGGTTGTTGAAGAGTGGGAATTTACGGAAGGAGATTATTATTCGACATTGGAAGTTGAGGTTGCCTTAGTTGAAAATCATTTTTACAATTTAGTGCTAAAAGACGGAACGAATATCGTTTATCGTGATAGGATATTTTGCACCGACCAACCGATAGTTACATTCTCGGTTAATAACGGGCAATATACTTCGAATACAACTGCAAATACTTTTATAGTTTATGAGTGATAACATACATATTATTAATTTAAGTTCTTACCAAACGCCATTAATTCAAGAATCTAAAAGAGATAATTGGGTTGAGTTCGGAGAAGATAATAATTACTTTCAATATCTAATTGACAGATACACGTATTCTACGACGAATAACGCCATTATAAACAATATAAGTAGATTGGTTTACGGACGTGGTTTAAGTGCCTTAGATGCAAACAAAAAGCCAAATGAGTACGCTCAAATGATGTCTTTGTTTCATGCTGATTGTGTACGTAAATTAGTAGTGGATAGGAAAATGTTAGGGCAGTGTGCTATTCAGATACATTACTCAAAAGACCGTAAAAGAATTTTAAAGGCTTACCACATGCCAGTTAATTTATTACGTGCTGAAAAGTGTAATAAAGACGGAGAAATAGAAGGCTATTACTATTCGGATAATTGGCAAGACGTTAAAAAGTACGCACCAAAGAGAATACCTGCTTATGGGTTTTCAAATGAGTTAATAGAAATACTTTACGTAAAGCCTTACACGGTTGGAATGAAGTATTACGCTTACCCTGATTATCAAGGTGCCGTTCCTTATGCTAAATTAGAAGAGGAAATTGCAGACTATTTAATTAACGAAGTTCAACACGGTTTCAGCGGTACAAAGGTTATAAACTTCAACAATGGTATTCCTACCGAAGAGCAACAAAGTATCATTACAAACAAAGTAAACGCACAATTAACGGGTTCTAAAGGACTGCGAACGATTGTAGCATTTAATGCAAATGAAACAAGTAAAACAACTGTTGACGATATTCCGTTAAATGATGCTCCTGAACATTATTCGTATTTAAGTGAGGAGTGTTTACGTAAAATTATGTTAGGTCATAACGTAACTTCGCCTTTATTGTTTGGTATTGCAACTTCAACGGGTTTCTCGAGTAATGCTGATGAACTTAAGAACTCAAGTATTTTGTTTGACAACATGGTTATTAAACCTATGCAAGATGAATTACTTGAGGCGTTTGATAGAATATTAGCTTACAACGGTATTTCGTTAAAGTTATTCTTTAAGACTTTGCAGCCTTTGGAGTTCATGGACTTAGAGAATGCACAAAGCGAGGAACAAGTAGCAGAAGAAACAGGAACGGAACTAAGCGCAGTTAACCCTTTAATGGAATTAGGCGAAGACGAAAACCCTGAATGGATATTAATAGACGAACACGAAGTAGACTACGACACGGACGAAACGGATAACGAGCTATTAAGCAAAGAACCTAAACAAAGTTTATTGTCAAAGGTTGTTAATTTAGTTTCAACGGGTGATCCACGACCTAATTTAAGAAGTTCACAAGATGCGGTTATTGACGGTGTTAAGTTCATTACACGGTATATTTATGCAGGTGAAGAAAAGGAAAATGGTAGGGAGTTTTGCAAACAAATGATGTCACTTGCTAAACAAAAAAGAGTTTACCGAAAAGAAGATATTATAAAAATGGGTAGTCAAGCGGTTAACCCCGGGTTAGGAATTGACGGAGCTGCTACTTATTCAATTTGGTTATATAAAGGCGGTGCTAATTGTCACCATAGATGGAATAAAAGAGTTTACGCAACGCTTTCCGGTAAGGCTTTAGATATTGATAGCAAAGAAGTAAAACAAATTGCAGGCGCAAAAGCTGCGAAATTAGGTTATATTGTTAAAAACCCAAGTTTGGTAAGTCAACGACCAATTGATATGCCAGACCAAGGATATTACAGAAAATAAAATGGCGGAAGCATTATTAATTACTCGCGAGGATGTAGTAAAGTTTACTGCTATCAATGGCAACGTAGACACGGATAACTTTATTCAATGGATAAAGGTTGCTCAAGATATTCATATTCAAAACTATTTAGGAACTCGTCTTTTAGACAAAATAAAAGATGATATTGTAAACGATGATTTAGGTGGTAATTATTTAACGCTTGTAACGACTTATATAAAGCCTATGCTGATACATTGGGCAATGGTTGAATATTTACCCTTTGCAGCGTACACAATCGCTAATAAAGGCGTATTTAAACATAATAGCGAGAATGCTACAAACGTAGAAAAAGACGAAATAGATTTCTTAATAGAAAAAGAGCGTTCAATTGCACAGCACTATACCGAAAGGTTTATTGATTACATGAGTTTTAATCAAGACTTATTTCCTGAATACAACTTAAATTCAAATGGGGATATGTATCCTGATACACAAAATAACTATTTTGGATGGTTCATTTAAAGAAATACAAGCCTAAGGCTGAAAACATTAAAAAATTACAAATTTATTTAAACAAAATAAATGGCGGACGTAAAGATAAGTCAACTAACGGCGAAAGCGGCAAAGGTTGAAAGTACAGATAGAATTCCAATAGCAGATTATAACGGCACTACTTACGATACTAAGTATGTAACGGGTTCGGAAATTAACGAGGTAAGTTTAGATACTTCGCCACAATTAGGCGGTAACTTAGATGTAAATGGGAATACAATTACAAGTGCTTCTAATGGAAATATTCAAATAAGACCTAACGGAACTGGTGCTGTTTTAATTGGCGATTCAAGTGGTTCAAATGCAGCTCCTTTAAGATTTATGGAATTGTCAGATAACGGCACTAATTATGTAGGTTTAAAAGCTGCTGATAATTTAAGTACAAACACTACCTACACTTTGCCAACAGCAGATGGAACAAGTGGACAAGTTTTGTCTACAAGTGGAACTGGAACATTAAGTTGGACAAATAACGATTCGGGTTTAACTGTTAATTCAACTGCAATAACTTCGGGAACTGCTGGGCGTGTATTTTTTCAGAATGCTTCAAATCAATTGTCTCAAAGTGCTAATTTATTTTGGGACAATACTAACGATAGATTAGGTATTGGAATAGCAGTGCCAACTCAAAAAGTTCATGTAGATGGAAATATACTTTTATCTACAGGTACTAATAAATTTGTAAGAATAGGTAGCTCAACTAACTATTGGTATGATTTACAATCTACTGGAAATAACTTTCAAATAATTGACGGAGGCGGTGTTCCAAGATTACATATAAGTTATCCAAATGGACTTGTAGCAATAGGTTCATCTTCTCCAGGATCAAGATTAGATATTAGAGCATTAAATGCTGATCTTGGTGACTTAGCTTTAAAAGTTAGGGATAGTACAGATGTAAAGGATTTATTTTCAGTTACAAATACAGGGACTGTAAATATTAGTAATTTTCCCGCATTATCATCAGGAACCACAACATTAGATGCATTAAGAATAAATCCAGCAATAAACAATACTGGAACTTATTCAGGAATAGTAAGGGGTATTTATTATAATCCAACTCTTACATCACTTACAGGAACAACACACCGAGCTATTGAAACAACAGCAGGAAATGTTACCTTTAATTCAACAAGTGGAAATGTAGCTATTGGAGGTACGTCTTTTGGTACGAGTTCAGATAAAGTATTAGCACAATATACGGGAACGGCTCCAGGCTCTTCACCTGCTGATGCTTACCAACAATATTCAGCTGATATAACAGTAGGGAATGCGGCACCACATTTTAGAACTGAAAACGGAAATATTGTTAAATTATATCAAGAAACAACTGGAGTTGCTGCGGCTACATTAGTAAGTAATGCTGGAACTACATTGACATCAACAGATACATTTGATGGTTATACTTTACGACAAGTAGTAAAAGCATTAAGAAATTTAGGTATTTTAGCATAAAAAAATATTATGGCAATTTTAATTAAAGGAACAACAGAAAAACAAATTAAATTATCGGGAACTGATATAGTAATTCCAGAAATTTATGGGCGTGTTGAGTTTGTAGGACGAGCAAATGGCACTACTTTGGAAATAGGAATAATAACTTATGTAAGTGAGCAAACATTTGAAGAGAATAAAATAGTGTTTACAGACGTTGAATCACGCTCTTTAACGGCTAATTTAGAGCCTAACGAAACACAATCATTGGAGACAGCTCATAAGTACGCTAAAATCGCTTATGAGGGACAAGGATATGAGGTTGTTATTGACTTAAATTGAACAAAACACGAATCACTAAGTTAATAAAGTATGGCAAATAGTAACGGTTGGGGTGACGGAGCAGCAAACAACGCAATAGGTTGGGGACAAGGTGCGAACAACGCTATTGGTTGGGGTGATATTCACGCTGATAGTTGGGCGGGTTTAACTGATATTGTAGGTATTACAACGCCACCCGTCGACCCTGACGCACAAGCATTCATAACAGCGGCTGCAATAACAGACCCTACGCAACAAAGTGCTATTAATCAGTTAGTGCTTGACTTAAAAGGGTATTCTATTTGGACAAAGTTTAAAGCTATCTATCCAATAGTAGGTGGAACAGCAGCAAGTCATAAATGGAATTTAAAAGATCCAAGAGATTTAGATGCTGCATTTAGATTAAATTATACAAATGCTTGGACACATAGTTCTACTGGAATGACTCCAAACGGGACAAGTGCATATGCAAATACATTTTTAATTCCATCATCACAATTATCTTTAAATTCAACACATATTTCTGGATATATAAGAACTAATTTAGTATCACAAGCACCAATGTTAAGCTCTGAGAATGCTGGAAGTTATGACAATGGATTGTATATTTGGCCTCTACAAAATCAAGGTTATTATTCAGTTAGAATAAACGATGATACAAGCACATTTGCAACTGTTACTTATGATATAAGGGGGTTGCATTTAGCTACAAGAACAGCATCTAACGTTAAAAAATACAGAGTAAATACTACTGAAATTTTTAATAGTGGTGTTTCATCAACAGCTTTAAATACAAGTAGTATCTACATTGGTGCTTCAAGAAATAATGCTAATTATTTTAGTAATGAAATAGCTTTTAATTCAATTGGTGACGGTTTAACAGATACAGACGCAGCTAATTTTTACACAGCAGTACAGGCATATCAAACAACACTAAGCAGACAAGTATAATGGAAGGTAGAATAGTAACAACAGAAACAGCAGAAGAACTACAGGGAGTATTCTTTGATGCTGATACATTCTTTAACTTTGTTCAGGATATTAACGATGTATATTTTTTATTCTTAAGTGAATCAGATGAGGCAGATATTGCAAACACTGAGTATAAGTATCTGTTAGATATACCTTTGAGTCCATTTGAGCCTAAGCCTTCACCATTCCCACCAATAGAAAATTAATTACAATGATTGATATAACCAAATTTTTAGAAATAATTAAAAAACAAGGAGCTACGGGGGTTTTGGCTATTTGGCTATATTACACTCATTCAGATGTACAGGATTTAAAACAACGCCTTTATGACTGTTATGGTAAAGCAAATAGCTCAGTTACAAAACCAATTGCTGACGATAATAATTTTGCTATTGTACCAAAAGATGAATTAACCGAAGAATGAGTTACGACTGGCTAAAAGACGAAAAGTCACCGAGAATATTAGTTCAAGCCGTTAAACAACTTGGAGTTAAAGAGATTGTAGGTAAAGAACACAACCCTGTTATCTTAGGATGGGCTAAAGAATTAAAGTTAGCCAGTATTTACAATTCGGATGAGATTCCATGGTGTGGTCTTTTTGTAGCTTACTGTTGTAAAATGGCAGCATTAGAAGTAGTAGATAAACCACTATGGGCGTTAAATTGGGCTAAGTGGGGATATGAACCAATCGAAGCTATGTTAGGTGATGTACTTACATTTAAAAGAAATGGCGGTGGACACGTAGGAATATATGTAGGAGAAGACGATACACATTTTCATGTGTTAGGAGGTAATCAGGGCAATTCTGTAAGTGTTTCAAGAATAGCAAAAAGTAGACTATTTAAAGCACGTAGAACGTTGTGGAAAATAGCGCAACCTGCAAGCGTTCGAAAAGTATATTTAGAACCAAAAGGAGTAATAACAACAAACGAAGCATAATGGCAAAGAAAAATTTAAAAGTAGAAGTTGACACTGAAAACATAGATGTTAATATTGAACGAAAAGACGGAGAATTAAAAGTTAACTACGATTCTAAAAATTTAGATGTTACTGTTGAAAAGACTGCCGAAGGGTCTGAGGTGAAAGTCGAGACTAACGGTGGTCTTTTTAAAATCGTTGGTAATATCGTTAAAAAGATTTTGCTACGTCGATTAAAGTAGTATATTTGCATTGATTTCATAATTCATAGTTTAATTGTTAATGAGAAACCCTTGCTTCGGT